TGTCAGTTATCATCTTCGGTTACGGTTATCGGCAGAACGCCCTGCCGCTGACAAGAGCTTATTTGCCTGACCAATCTACTCCACATGATAGATAACTATCATTTATAACATTTCATTGATTAGTCTTTATTTTTCACTATGTTACAAATAACAACTCCGTCAAAAACAGCGAAATTAACTACACCATTAACTACACCGTTTCACGAACAATATCGAACAACCACGAACAAAGATCAACACGCTTTAACCGTTATCATTTTCCGGCCATCCGTTATGAAGCTGGTGGATGTTCCCCGATATGGGTATCCCCACCTACCTGGCTTTTTTTCCGGTTAAATGTTAATCAGGCTGGTGGCCTTTACATACCCTTGATCACGGTAATGATGATTCAGGTGCGTACCTTTTCCCCAGTGGGGTAAAAGCTCCAACCGTAACGATGTTCGTTGTGGTTGCCTTGATGGTCTGCGTGGTCATTATGACCATTCAGAATTTGAAGGGTGATGTTTCCGATCTCCTCAAATTGAGGATTGTGGAAGAATCAATGGGTTAGTCTTACTTTCCCAACATCCCCCAATGGGGGTTTTCGAAATAATCAATGGGTTAGGCCATAGTGCAATTTTGCACTATGGAACAATTCCAACCAGTTATCGGCATCAGGCCCACCAGCCAACGCAATTTTGCGCTTTGCTTTAATCTCAGTAAGTTACCGCGCCAATTTCCGCAGTCTGTGGAAATTGGGAAGAATCAACGGGTTAGGCTGGTTTCCCCGATGTTCGCCGCTGGCGAATTTCGAAAATATCAACCAGTTACCGCCGTATCCCGATATGGTGATCCCCATATCGAGATTGGATACCTGGCTTTTTTTCCGGTTAAACGTTAATCAGGCTGGTGGGCTTTACATACCCTTGATCACGGTAATGATGATTCAGGTGCTTCCCCGATATGGTGATCCCCATATCGGGATAGATGCTGGAAAAATCAGCTTTTCGCCAGAACGGTGACGGCCTTATCGAGTTTTTGCCATCCGCAATAGGTGATTGCCCTGAACGCTGTAGCGTCATTCTGGAAAAGGCTAACCGCCCCTGATTCGGTTTTTATTACCGCCTCATCAGTTGGGGTTATAACCGTGGCTTCAACGTTAATAATCAGCTTTTGAGCGTCTATCAGCATCATGCGATCCGCCTGTTCGCTCACAATTACCGGTATTCTCAAAAGCTCTATCTGCCAGAACTCAGCATCAGTAAGCTGTAAGGCGTTTTCTACGGGCAATATTAGCGACGACGTGGAAAGCGTGTTACCGTTCGCTATGTGCTTTTTGAAAATCTCTATGAAGTTTTCGGCCTCATCAGCACCATTAAGCACGCCCTCAGGGGATACGCCAGCCACCTCCTGATCACTGGAAAGAAATTTTTTATCTATTTCTTTCACCGATTCCGATGTGATCAAGTCTCTGATCGCTGAATTTGTACCAGGGGTGCTAAATTTGATTAGCTCGTTATTCAGCATCACAATAGCGCCAAGTTTGCACAATTTTAGCGCACTTTCGTTTACTTCTCCCTCTTTGACAGGGATTTCTTCGGCTTCTTTAAGCCATTTACTACCCTTGCCTGATATTGAATGCAATTTTGCGCCAAACGGAAGATTAAGCGCGCTGCTGATTAGCTTGCCTGGTACAGACTGCGAAAAAATATACTCGCCAAGCTCTCTTACTATCGGCTCTGCCACCAGCGACGGCATGTTATCCGTAGTCATTCTGTTGACGATGGATTTTTCAAGAAATTTCGATACTGCCGGATCATTTCTTTTCGTCATCTCTATAGCGTCAGCATGGCTAAATTTACACGATGCCAGCACGCTGGCGGCGCGAACTGCTGACACGCCTTTCATGTTTTTACAGATCATCTTCTTCCTCCTCCTGGAAGCACGGGTTTAGTGTTTCGTGAAAATATGGCATCAGAACAGCGGCGGCCTGTAACCGTATTTCGGTCGACTGCTGCTTGTCGTTCATGATTTCCGTGAGTACATCAATAGGGTCTGTGATGTATTCGCTCATAGTTCGCTACCTCAGTGTTTTAAGTCTGTTGGTGGCTTAGGGATGGGGAACCGATTTGAGTAGACACTAGCGGCATTGAGTTTTTTAACCTCTTTTTTCCCAATGCTGCCGATCTTGCGGTGGGTGAACTGGGCCAGCTTAAACGCGGCATCTAAAGCCAGTTTTGGATCTGTGTCCATGTTGTCAATCAGTATCCTGCCCATTGCTTTGATGGGGTCGGGTAGGCCGTTATCCATCATCTCAATGGTGTTAATTGATGCCCGTTCCGGTGTAACTTTTTCGGTAACTTTCTTTGTAACTTTTTTCGGTTTTGTAACCTGAAAAGTTACATCAGAAGTTACAGCCTTAAGATACTTTTTCACCTCAGGATCGTTGGATAGCTGCCAGCCTTTAACCCTTGCGGTCTTTTCGCTGTATCCCGCATGTATAGCGGCTTCCGTGGGATTTGCGCCCCTTGATAACGCATCAGCAAACCGCTTTTTTTTGGTCGTTAATGCCATGCAAAAACCTCGTTTTGAGGGGGTGTAACTTTTCGTGTAACTTTTTTGAAAAGCAAAATTTTCTACGAATGAGACGGGGGGCGGTGTCCAGGGTGATCGACTTTCCGGCCGGAACACTCCCCCCCCCCATGTCATTGCTCACCGAGTAACGAGATCAGGCCTTCAACTTCATTACTCAGCTTGTTTATTCGTGTCTCAAGCTCTGCGATCTTTTCCATCAATGGCGCTATAGTGTCTCTTGTTTCCTCGCCAATGGCCTTAATGATGCTTGCCTCGCGTTCTGTGATAGCCATTTGTTATGCCTCACCTGTTGCAATGCCCAGTCTTTCGCGTAACAGCACACGTGCAAGATGACCTATTGTTGGCGTGGCGGCTCTGCCGTATATACCAGCTTCATTCATCCGGCGAATAACATCGAATTGAAGTTTTTTAAGCTCGTTTAGGATCTCGTGATCAATCATCACGGTAGCGCTTTGCTTTATCTGTTCCACTTTGTTTCCTCCTGATGCTTATCATCTAATAATCAGTATTTTCGATAGATTATAATCAATCAACCATTTTTTAAGATATGAGAGATCGAAAAAAAGCCGGATTGCTCCGGCTATGTGCTCACTCCTTCGGTTATTCTCCAGTGCTTTTAACGTTGATGGTTGTTACCTGTTCCGCTTCTGCAATCTCCCGCTCTGTCAGCGTGGCAAAGTTTGCCGCCGCCGTGGTCATGAATGCGCTTATTAGTTCGGGATTCTCCTTTGCGTATCCTTCCCGTGTGTGGCGGTCTATAACTTTGATTGCCACCTTTAGGGAAAGCTCTGTCATGTCTAACGCTTTATATTTTTGCTGTGTTCTGTCTCTGCGCATTTTGGTCATTTGTCGCCCCTGATTCATGTTTTCGGTCGGCATGTTTGTTAAGTGATTTTGATGTATGCACATTTATTTTTACCCCCCTCGTTTAAAAAGTTTTAGGTTGTGGTGCACCTCCTCTACCTCTTCTACCTAATCATCTTTCAGGTCAGTAATGGCGCGGCTTTCAGATGGGTAGAGGACTTTTCGTGGCCCTCTACCCATCCTCTACCCGCCCCTCACAAACGACCTTAATCATGGTAGAGGGGGTAGAGGGGTTTTATTAGCCTTCTACCTATCCCTCTACCCACTTATCATGTTGAATAATATGCGTTTATTTCATTCAGGTAGATGGGGTAGAGGGCTTTTACAAAAAATTATAAAAACGCGTCACAATCATCCGTTGTAATTGCGTTGGTCTGCGTTACTCCCTTAACTTTCCGCGTAATATATTCATGTCCGTAAACTTTCGCCGCTGGCTTCATGGCCTTGCTGAAATCAGCCACGTTTAGCGGCTTGCTTCTTCCTGCGTATGCCATAAACGCCAGATAGACGCGGTAAAGGCTGTTTCTGGTCGTGTACTTCACGGAATCGCCACCGCCACCCATCATCAGGCCGCGCGCTTCCTCCAGAAAATTCAGGAACTGGCAAAACTCAATAACCGGATCTGTCTGTTGCTTTATCGCCAGTGCTTCATCACCGTCGCGCTGTTCCAGTAATAAAGCCCGTGCCTTTTCAGGGTCAGCAAAATTAGCCAGCAAGCGGCGGATAATCACAGGGATTTCAGCCGCGACCTTCTCCGGCAAATCCTTGTCCTTTTCTGCCTCGCTAACGATATTGTCAAAGCGAAAAATAACCCGACGACGTGCCACGCCTCCGGCCCGTTCGGTGAATATCATCGGGTTGTTGTTGGTCGCCAGCACCACCGCCCTGATTACCGCCGTGAAACGCTTTTCATATTTCGGGTTAATTTCCACGGGGTCGCCGCCCGTGATTTTCTTGATGCCCGTTCCTTCGCCTGTATATTTCGGCTGGTCAGCCAGGACGATAAGACGACTCCCGACAACCTGCGCGCGCCCTCCTGCATCATCGAGTGATGTCATCTCCGCGCTTACGGTGTTCTGTTTCCCTGCCAGAAGGCTGGCTATGTGTGTGAATGTACTTTTACCGCTCCCGCCGTCTCCGGTGGCCTCAATAAACATCTGCCAGTCGTACCGGTTCGCCATAATCATGTACAGCGCGGCACATATACGCATCATCTTGCGCGGGTCTTTTCCGGCTGCGTGCTCAAGCCATTTATGAAAGTTTGGCGCGTTGTCGCGAATGTTCTCCCCTGGTGCTGGTGGCGTGTACTCAATGCCGTTGTGCGTGGTGATCCAGTTCTCCGGCGTGTGCGGGGAAAATTCCCCCGTTTTCAGGTCAAGTGCACCATTGGCGAACGGCAGCAAATCGCCGGACGGCTCCCCCATTGGTTCGGCAATAACTTTTAACGCTTCAACGGCGTTATTGATCACGCGTTTGCTGAAAGTGGCCCTGTGCTCTGAATAGATCGCCACCATTTCGCGGCTAAGTTCCATTGTGCTGACCGGACACCATACCCCGCCGCGCCATACGTGAACGATTTCACTTTCAGGATGTACACAAACGCCATCAAATCGACCAGCAAGCATCTGTGCGCGCTCACTGTCTGCCATTTGTGCCAGTTGCGTATTTTTCTGCTCCGGCATGGTAAGCCCTGCGGCAATATTTTCACGCTCAGCATTCAGATAGCGCCGCCAGTTTTCACACTTCTGACCGTGCATTCCTTCGGGGTAAAATTTTGCATCCTGTACGCCTGCCGCCGCCAGCTTCTGACCAATCTTTTTGGTCTCCACCAAGTCCAGTTCTCCTGCCTGGTACAGCCTTACGCGTTTTTTTCCATCAGGAACAATTTGCAGTGCATAAAGTTCGGCAAGCTGATTTGGCCCAAGCCACACAGGAGGCACATTATCGCCGGATGCGGGGCCGTCCTGCTCCTGCCACTGTTTTGCATGTGCCCACGCATCACTACCCGCGAAAATAATCACCTCTGTGTCTTTGTGTTTTATTCCGCGTGGCTGTTTTTTTACGTTCGGTGCCAGTTTCATTTCTTACCCCTGAATACGTTAAGCATCTTTTTTATTTCCTGAATATTGGCGCGTGCTTTCTCCCTGCTGGTTGGCTTACTGCGGGGCGCTGCCTGTACCAGAGAAAAATCACGGTTGAACTGATAAACAGGCATAACGCAATCATATTCGTAGCCTTCACGGCGGTAAGTTACGCGCCGTTCCTCCACGCCCTTAATCATTACCGTGCCGCCGTACTTATCGCGGTAAATATCCCCGCACATGAATTTAGTGCGAGTTTTGCCGCTGGCAGTTAAGCCAGGATATTTAAGTTTCAT